GGATTGAAGTAACACTTAAAGATTTATATAAATCAGATGAGGAATTATATTAACGATGATTTTAATTAAAGTTATTATTATGATAATAATTGTATACATTCTTTTAGCAATGTCGTATAATGAAGATTAGTGAAACGTGATAGTGGAAATAGGGATTTTACAGATTACGATATGGGATCATTAAGACTTCCTATTGATGTTGACTTCTCCGAAAAGTATTTGAAGGTTAAACAAATCATTGTTGTTTTTGAAGGGATTGAATAATGAACCATTATGATGACCACGGGGTTGGGGATTTAAAGGCCCGCATTTCAGAACTTGAAGATGAAATTAAACAGCAAGCTATTATCATTGGAAAGAGTATTGATGACAATGATAAGGTTGTGATGGAATTTCGTGGGAAAGAAATTGAATACGAAAAGCGTATTGCCGAACTTGAGGCCAGGGTGGCGCAGATAAAGGAGTTTTCCGATGGAAATATGTACTACATCCCCAGGCGTACAATGATGGGCCTGAAGGCCATCCTCTCCGACACCCGCAAGCCGTTGGCTGTGGTGGAGGGGCGGGTGTATATGCAGGACAACTCATCATGGCTTACCGTTACAGAGGTTCCGCTGATGCCAGATCAACCCGTCACCGTAGTCGTCATGCCGAAGGAGGGCGGCGATGGCCAAGATTAAATCACACCCGCTTTACTGGATAGCGCTCGCCCAGCTGCTCGCCGTATTGGTTTTGGCATGGGCCATGCGCGAAATCGTCATTCCAGTGGTGTCTGACAAGACGGACCCGGAGCCACCGGCGTGGAGAGTGTTGGTACAGAAGCCAAAGATATGGAGGTACATCAGCGTAACCCCAGATTCGATGATGTGGACTGATGGATCAGGACTATATAGCGACCGCTATTTCATGGACCATATCATGCCGTCATGTGTCTACGACACCATTATCACGGGGAAGCCCAATCTGCCGAAGGAGGACGCCGATGATCCTACCATTGATGGCGATGGATGTGGGCATTTTTAAAGGGAGAAAATAATGGCTAAAATTATTTATGAGTTCGACCCAACGGATCCAAATGAAAAATCTTCAATTGCCGTTCATGATATGGCATGGGGTATGTGGCATGTATTGTGGAATATTAAAAACAATTACAGAAATAATGCTGACCATGGGGACGAAGAAACTTGTTTAATGTATGAGAAAATGCTTTTTGATCTCATGGATCTATTTCATGATTATGGAGTTAACTTAGAGAGAGTTGAATAATGGCAGACTGGAAAACACTTGAAGGAATTCCTATTGAGGACATTTACGAAGCTATTCGTGAAGAAAACCAATTAGCACTCGATGCTGGTGGTGCCGTTATAGCATACATTGGTGTTGATGGTCAGAACCTTGGACAAAGAGGAACATCATTTGTTCAGTGTGTTGCTATTCATCATTACGATGATTGTGCTTCTGGTAAAGGTGGACGGGTTTTTTATGTTCGTCATATTGAGCGTAGATATAATAATCGTCAACAAAGACTTCTTCGTGAAGCAGAGTTAGCAATAAAGCTTGGACAAAAAATGGAGCCACTTTTTTCGGAATTGGATATTCCATTTGAGGTTCATGCTGATGTGAACTCTTATGCTGGGAAGAATAAAGAGAACAAGTCTCACGAAGTTCATGATGCCGTTAAGGGCTGGATTGAATCAATGGGTTGGGTTTGCAAAACAAAGCCTCATGCATTCGTTGCCAGCATCGTTGCTGATCGTCACACAAGAGGAACCAAACCTGCAAGGGGAAGACCTTTTGGAAAAAGAAAGAAGGGTATAAAATGAAACAATGGACAAAAGAAAAGCCGACAGAAGCTGGAAGATATATGCTTAGAGATACAATTTATGACTGGAAAACTGAGGTTGAAATCATTAAGCACCTAAATGGTAAACTATGGGTTAGGCCCAAGGGGGAGGCAAGGCTCCAAGGGCTGGGAACTATTGGTGAATGGTGTGAGTGGAAAGCCTTATAATTTACTTGTATCACGCTATTACACGTTCTGTACTCAATTTAAATAAGAGGCCCCATATAATAGCCTTAACAAATATTGGCGCGCTTATACACACGTATAGCGCGTCTTTATGTATATGGTAATAAACAATTTAGCTTATTTTGGAAATAGTTTAAATTATTCCTAGTTTTTATTTACAATTACCCCCTAAAAGCCTTATAATAGACCTATCAGTTAAACAAAGCCTTTACTCAAGGAGCTTAGAAATGTCGACCATTAAAGTTTCAACTCAGGGCATTCTCGTCGATTATCGCTACAATCGCCGGTCCGTTATTAAATCCGGTGAAATGCACGATCTGATTTTTGATTGGCACGCTTCCAATCATAAGTTGGCTCTTATTGGTTTGCTCGAAGGTGAAACTCACGAAGAAGCTATCGAACGTTTTAAGCCCAGTAAGTAAAGGAGAATCCAATGAGCCCCGAAATGATCAACACCGCTAGCAAGGTTATAATCCACGGTTTCAGTTTTCACGTCATCACTCCCGTTGACGAATACGGCTCTTTCTGGGCGCGAGATGATCAGGGTAAGGACTATCATTTCGACGTTCGGGATGTTGAGGAAATCAAATTCTAGGAAAAACTGAAATGAAGAAGCAACAAAAAGATCTTTCCAATTTTGAAAAATCATTTGCATATTGGCTTTCAGAAAATTATGATTATCTTATGACTTTGGATCGTCAAGTTATGAGAGATTATATTGAAAGCAATATGGACGATATGAGTATGAGCGATAATTATCGGTATAAGTTCTTTAGGAATTTTGATAATACCAGAAACCATTTTGACCTTTTATCCTTCATTACAAATACTTATTTAAATGGTTCGGGATTGGGAGTTATTTCAAACGAAAGGTAAGTTATGAAATTTAGCCAAGATATGGTGAACGCCCTTCAGGGCGTTCATCGAGTATATAAAAATGAAATCTCATATAAAGGGATTGAAAGACAAGCGCATTCTATTTTCAATGGAAATAAAAACGGTAGAGATTATAATCAAATTTATAAGAATACAGAAGAAGGAACTATTATTGAAATGGCTGCTGCTCAAGTTTTAAATGGGACTCTTCATGAAGGTTATGATTTTGATGTTGAATCCCCGTTTGGGAATATTGAAGTTAAAAAGAAACGTGCTAATAGTAGATGGCTCAGTTATCAATTAGATTATCAACATCAAGGATTGAATTTTACTCATTTTGTTGAAAATGGAATCAAAAAAACTGATTATCTTTTAGTTGGGGACATTATTTTTGAGGACGAAGAATATTTTGACGTTCAATTTGAATTGATAATTGATTCGAAAACTTTTATGAATTATAATAAAAAAAGTTCTGGAGAAGGATATTTTTATTCCCATTATACTGCTATTAATGATGGGAATTGTGTCATTATAAATTAAACTTTTTTTAAATTTTTTATTTACATTTGATTTTAAAAAGTATATATTAATTGCAGAGGTTATTACAGCCTCTGCAATTTTTTAATTGAAAGGTTATAGTATGATTATAGCAATTGACATCGATGGGACTCTTCGTGATCTAGAAAGCCAAATTGAAAAATATTTTGAGGAGGATTTCCCAGATCATATTGAAAAATTTTTAGAGCTTAAGGGCAAAGACTATCAATCCTTAGATCCTGTAATTGGAAGAGACGAAACAATAAAATGGTTATATGAAACAAGACCTTTTGAATTATTTGCGATGTCCCCAAGAATTCACAGATCTGTTATAGGGGATTTAAATCAATTTGCAAAAGCATGTAAGGCTCAAGGACATCAAGCTGTTATAGCTTCTGTTCAAAAGGATAAATCTATCATCGCAACTCTTCACTGGCTTTCAAAAATGGGATGTAAAATAAAGGAATATCAATTCTTTGATACAATGCAGGACAAAATTGATTATATTCCATTTGATGTTTATATTGACGATTGTCCCCAAGTTTTGGAACAGGTTCATAAAGATCCTGATAGAATTGCTATCAAAGTTCCATATGAATTTAACAAACACATTGACTGCCCAACATTGGATATCGCCAATGGGAAGTTTAATGACATTTATGATATTTTAAAAATCGAAAGAGAGTTTTAGAATGGCAGTAACAAAAAAAGATTTAAAAAATGTTATATCAAAATTAGAAAAGGGAGATTATAAATGTTATTTCTTTCTTCCTGATTTTGAAAAACATTCAGGTGGTATTCAATGGATTTATAATCATGTAAAAAGATTAAATCAAGAAGGATATAATGCAATTATTGTTCATCAAAAAAACGGATTTGTTCCTGAATGGCTGAAAGATTGGTTCGATCAAGATGAAGAAGGAAATTTTATCGATATTAATATCCAATATTTGGACAATAAGAATCTACAAGTAAATCTAGAAGACTTCTTTTTTATCCCAGAAGGATTTCCTCAGTTAATGGAGAATCTAAGAAATGCCCCATGTAAAAAAGTCGTATATTGTTTGAATTGGTATTATGTTTTGAACGCATTACAGCCCGGGATATATTGGGACTCATATGGAATAAGAGACTGTCTAAGTATTTCCCAAAGTCAAACAAATTATTTAAGATTGATTATGCCTTTTCTCAACTTTAAACAAGTAACTTGCCAAGTTGGAGATCCTGAAGTATATTTTCCCCCAGAAAAATCCAGCGATAAAAAAATGCAAATTGCTTTTATTAAAAGTAGGGATGGGGGTCAAAAAGCATATAATGTAATTAAAACTTTTTATGCATTATTTCCTTATTTCAGATTTATCAAATTTGTTGAACTGAGCGGAATGGATAAAGATACTTTTGCTCAAGCAATGAGAGAAAGTCAATTTTATGCTCATTTTGATGAAGCTAGTTCTTTAGGAACTGCACCTATTGAAGCATGGAGATCGGGATGCCTCGTTGCTGGCTGGGATGGAGTTGGTGGAGTAGAATTTATGAATCCTCAAAATACTTGGCTAGCCCCAAATGGGGATATTGTTCGTCTAGCTTTAGCTTTGGGAAATATGATCGAAGCATTTATTATGAATAGTGTTCCAAATGAAACCTATATGGCAATGGAAGAAGCTTGTGAAAGATATACTGCTGACGCAGAGAGAAATTCAATTTTAAATGTTCATGAACAATATCTCAAAGAAAGAATTGAAGAAGTTAACCGAATAATAGAGTTGACTCCTGAAGTTCAGCTCGAAGTTGTAGAACCTAAGGAGGGTGAATAATGAAAAAGTTTGGATATATTATACCGATTCATGAAAAAAACGATTTAGTTTTTAGAGCTTTAAAATCGGTTGTAGATAGGGAAAGTACTTTAATTTGTATTTCAACAAATGAAGAAATTGCTAAATGGATTGAAGAAAATAAAGGGGATTTAAATTTTGATCATGTAGGTCAATTTTTAAGTCATGATACTTCTTATCCAAATTTAGTAAATGGTGGAATTGGAGTTTTAAAAGATCAAGTAGAATTTATTTCTATTTTAGAGTTTGATGATACAGTATCTGCCCCAGCACATGATGCGATTATTCCTTATTTTGAAGAACTGGAAGCAGATGTATTTTTACCTCTAGCTGCAGTTGTTGTTGATAATAAAGAGTCAGATCAAAATAAAGATCAATTTACTTTTTTAACTGTTTTGAATGAAGCTCCTTTTGCTGCAGGATTAGCAGATGATTATGGTATCATGGATTTCAATATGATTCTTAAAGCTAATTTTGCATTTGTGAATGGAGCATATTTCAAACCGGGATGTTTTGATGAATACGGATATTTTAAAACCAATTTTGAAATTCTTGCAGATTATGAATTAATAACTAGATTCATTTATGAAGGAGCTATTGTAAAGAGTATTCCTAAGATTGCAAGATTCCATTATAAAAGAGATGAAGGAGCCTTTGAGCAACAGAAAAAACTCTCTCAGGAAGAAAGAGAAAAATGGTTAAAGCATTGTAAAAGAGAATACATGTTTAAAGAAGATAGAGTATTAAATTAAAAAACTACGGGGAGAGTCTAACTCTCCCCAACATTATAATAGGAGAATGAAAGTGATTACAATACAATGTTACGAAAAAGAAAGAAAAAAGAATACTGGGGTCCTATAGAAGAAAAAGCCGTTATTGAATACTTAAAATATCCTGCAGGCCACCCACAGGCCGATCGAATTTTTACAGAGACCTTATATGAACCTCTAAAAAAGCTCGTTGAGAACATTATGTTCACCTATAATCTTGCTATTCCTGAAATTCCCCCCGAAGAACAAATCTATGATTGTATGTCCGTTGTAACTCAGAAAATGAGAAAATTTAATCCCGAAAGAGGATGTAAATCGTTTTCCTATTTTGGAACCATTGCTAAAAACGATTTAATTGCTAAGAGCAATAAACATTATAAACAAAAAATACAATCTATAGATATTGAAAATATTGTTGGATTTGAAATGGAGCAGGAATTATGTATAGACCATGAATTTGAAAAGGATCTAGGTTCAAATGAATTTTTATTAAAATTAGTTGCAAGTGATATTAAAGAGATATTGAATAGCAATATTTCTCTCGAGCCAAATATTTATAAGATAGGAGAGGCTGTTGTTTACTTATTGAATAATTATCAATATATGAACATTCAAAATAAAAGACAATTTTATTTTATTATGAAGGAATTTACTGGTTTAAAAACCAAAGAAATAACAGCTGCTATGAATAAGATCAATCAGATCTTTAAAAATACTTGCAAGGAGAATCACTAAAATGAAACCTCAAATAAAATTGGATGAAAAAAGCTTAGAACTAGTTCTCAATTATATCATGCAAAATGTTGATGAGGATAGAGAAATGGCTTTACAACATCACGATACTTTGGCTTTATTATTACAGGGAGCTCAAGGTGATGGAGCAATGAGCGGATTGGAAATCCAATTGATGGTCGAACAGCTTTCAGATGCATTAACTAAATTTTTGGGTAGTGCAGCTAAATCAACTGAGAATGCTTTAAAGATTGCTAAAATTCTATCGGATGTATTAGTAAAGATGGATCCAGAAGAAACCCTAACTGATGAGGATCGTGCTGAAATAGAAGCTCTGAGTACTCAATTAAAAGTAATTGGTGATGAAGATGATTGATCCGGATAGAATTACTAGAAATGTTGTTAGTAAACTCTCTGATATTGGAATAAATCCGGAATATAATGGAGTACCGTCCCATACTTCTAATTTGGTTTATCTAATAGTAAAAGCAATAGTAGATGAAATTACTACTTATGGGGAAGTTAATACAGTTGTTAATACAAAAGGGATTTCTTCTTCTCCTGGAAGTTTGGAAGTTCATAATGGAAAAGGTTATGGTAGACCCGGGAGTATTAAATGAGTGAATATAATTTTGAGATTCTTAATGAGAAGCAAATAAAAGAAAGAATCAGATTTCTTTCTGATAAACTAGAAAAAATCTATGAAAGAATTTCCCCTGAATTAGAGGAATTTAATCTAGTTAATGATGAATTAGTTGCTTTATTGGAGCATGCAGACAATGTCACAGAATCGTAGAAAAGAATTATTTCGGGATTTAGATCAAGTAAAAGTAATCCCTCCCGATAGTGCCATAGCTCCTATTACTAATTCTTTTTATAGTGCTGTAGTTATTAACAATGATGATCCAAAAGGGAATAAAAGAATTCAGGCAAGAATTTCAAGTAAGGATTCAAAAGTTGCGGATAAAGATCTTAAATGGTGTATTAGTTTAAATCCGTCTGGATTTTTTATGTTACCATTACCAGGAGAACATGTTATAGTTTTCCTTCGAAATCCTTGGAATAATAATGAAGGAAGATTCTACATGGGACCAATAAGATCCTCAGATTCTGCTGAATTTGAAAGCTTCAATGATTCAATTAAGAAGTTGGAGATTCCTAAAAATGGATTATAATTACACAACAGTGGCTTTAAGGGGCAGACCAAATAATTCTATCAATTTAAATGGGGATAAATCAATAATCATTACAACGGATTTATTAAAATTTAATGACGAAGATCCTCATACTCATATGACTCTTGATGCAATTTCTAAAAAAATTGATTTAATTGCAGAGCAAATAAATAATCTTTCAACTGATTCCCCTTTACCAAGAGGAGAAACCCAATCTACTGTTTATGGGGAAAGATTAGTAGAAATTTTAAGATGGATTATAGATAAATTAGTAACCCATCAACATCCCCCTAATGCTCCTCCAATCAATACGTTCTTCACTGAAGCAAATAATTATAGATCCAATATGGATTCATACATTTTAAATCATAACGTAAGGCATCGATGATGAGTAGGAAAAGATCCCAAATATTAGATACAGATAGAACTTTTAGCGTCCAGAATCCAATAAAGGAATCTTTTAAGGGCAATATATTGAGAATGACAAATAATTCAATTTCAATGTATAAAAGTCAACTCTATACGCTTATTTTTACTAATGTTGGCGAAAGGGTTATGCTTCCTGAATTTGGAACAAACATTCAAGCATTATTATTCGAACCTATGACAAATAATATTTATAATGACCTTAAGTTAGAAATTAGAAATGCAGCGGATAGATGGATCCCGGGAATTAATATTGATGATGTAAGATTTAAAGAAGATCTTACTGAATTAGAATATAATCGAGTGACCTTGACTATTGAATTTAGTTTAAAAGTGGATCCTAATGTAAAAGATCAAATCGAAATAGAAAAGAGTATATAACCCATGGCTAATAAAATGAAATTCAATTATCATAATAGGGATTTTGAATCATTAAAAAATGATCTACAAACATATATAAAAGTTTATTATCCAGAACAATATAATGATTTTTCTGAAGCAACTGTCGGAATGATGCTTGTTGAATTAAATGCTTATGTTGGGGATATCCTTTCTTATCATGTTGATACAAAATTTAATGAGGTCTTTTTAAAAACTGCAGTTAATAGATCCTCAGTAATTCAACTTGCTAAAAATCTTGGATATAAACCAAGAGGAAAAACAGGGGCAGTTACTCTTTTAAATGTTAGTATGGATGTTCCAACTCTCGGAGATACTTACGATGAAGATTATTTGATTACTCTTAAGAGCGGATTTAAAGCTAAAGGAACAAATGGAATCACCTATCAAGTATTAGAACCAATAGATTTTAATAGCCATCTTTCTTTAGCGGGGAATATTAATAGAACTATTGTTCCAAATTATAATAATTCAAACGAAATTGAATCTTATAAATTTACAAAAACTGTTGCTGCTTTTGCTGGTGAGATAAAAACAGCACGTGTTGAAATAACAAACGATAGGGGTATACCATTCTTTAAATGGACACCAGATGAAGATGACACTTCGATTATTTCTATTCAAAATGTAGTTTCAACTTCAACAAGATTTACTCCTGAAAATGAGGTTGATTGGACCGAAGCTGGTGATAATCTAGTTTGGTATGAGATGGATACATTAGCTCAAGAAAGAGTGTTTATTGATACATCCACTGGAGGAACTAAATCTGAAGGTTACTGGAAATATACAGCTCAGAGATTCGTAACTGATTATGACGAATATGGAAACATTTGGTTAACCTTTGGAGCCGGAGTCAAAGACTATGATAACTTCAGTACTTATTTATTAAACGGTATTTCAGGTATGACTGCTGCGAATCTCCTCAATAATGATTCATTGGGAAGCATTCCTGAGCCCGGAACTTATATACAATGTAGATATAAAACTGGCGGAGGAATGAATACAAATATAGGAATGAATAAAATAACCCAAGTTGAATATAAAGAGGTTGATTATATTCCGGGCGGTGCTGGAGTTGATTCAGCAAAATATGCTTCTTTGGTTCAATCTATTTCAGTTACAAATCCAGTCCCAGCTGTTGGAGGAAGAGATTTTGAAACTATAGAAGAAATTAAAGAATATGCTAAAAAACATTTCTCTAGTCAAGACAGGTGCGTTACAGTAGATGATTATATTTCAAGAGTACAATTAATGCCTTCTACTTATGGAAATATATTCAGATGTTATGCTCAAGCTGATCCGGAATCTATGAATACTGCTCTTTATATTTTAACGAGAGATGAAACAGGACTGCTTTCTAATTCGGGAAATGATACCTTAAAATATAATTTAGCTGCGTATTTACACCAATATAAAATCTTGAATGACTTCGTTAATATTTATGATGGAAGAATAATCAATATTGGAATTAATTTCACATTACAAATAGATGCGGCATATAATAAAAGAGAAGTTTTAGTTAGTGCAATAAAAATGCTAAAGAATCATTTCGCTGTAGAGAATTGGCAAATGAATGAAACAATTTATATATCACAAATAAATGAATTATTAAGAGAAATGCCAGGGGTTATTAATGTTGTTAATCTAGAATTTGTAAACAAAATAGGAGGAGATTATTCCTCTGATGTTCTAGCAATAAATAGCTCTAATTTTAATTTAAGAGATGCAGCATATATTGCACAAAATGGGGAAATAGGAATTACCCCAGTTAATAACGCAATAAAAGCACCTATTACTGGAATGTTTGAAATCAAATATCCAACAAAGGATATCAAAGGAGCAGCATTATAATGGCAATGATTGATGATGTAAAGGCGATTGGCAATTCAGTCAATAAAGAAATGGGATATGAAGCAAAGTTCCCATCTTGGTACGATACGGTTTTTGGTGCTTGGAGAGTAAGAAAGGAAATGTCCAAAAAATTCAGAAGACTCGATGGCATTGAATTTTATACTCCACCAGTTACAATGTATTTAATAAACCCAAATGATGTTCTCTATTCTTTCAAAAAGAATGATGGCATTAAAGCAATGAAATCATATATGGAAAAGAATGGAAAAAAGGTTAAGATAAAGGGTGAATTAAAATCAGAACCATATAAAGATGCGTACAAAGTCGGGAAGTATTATTATATTCCGAATAGTGATTATACTTATTATAATGTTTATGGATCATCAAAGATGAAGGGCCTTATGCAATTAAAAAAGGAAAATAATATGTCAGAAAATCAAAGAATGAAAGAGCTGGCTGGTATACAAGAAGTAACAAAATATCAATCTCAAAAATTCGATGTAGAATACAAATTAGCCTTAAGTATAACTAAGGAAATTTCTAGTATGCTAAAAAAAATAAAGACAGAGCATGATAAAGAAACTGCTGAGGATGATTGGGCTCATGTAACTCGATTATATAAAATAAATGACGGACTGCGTAAAGCATGGTCTCATTTAAAATATACCCGTATAGAAGATGAAAGGCGAAATCTTGACTAGTAAAGAAGAATTATTAAAGAATAGAGCCGAACAGGCTTTACAAAAAAACACAATTAAAAAAATAGAGGAGCCTATTATAATGTCGGATAAGCAAAAACCAAGTTTAGATATTTTAAATGCTTTAGCAAAATTTGAAGTATACTTGAGAGATAATTTTAATAACCCAATCAATTTATCAACGGTTAAAGCATATGGAGAATTATATTTAACTATTGTTGACAGTCTTAACGTAAAAGAAGATGAACCCCAAAATTGAGGAACTGTTTGTAATGAATTCCTCCAGGTGAAGGAAAGAGCTCCACGATGGTGGAAAAATATATCTTGAAAAAGAGATTGAAAAGAAAAACAAAAAGGATGTACATAATGAAAAGATCTGAATTAAAAGAACTAATTAAACAAACATTACAAGAAGAAACTCTTAATGAGAGTTTTGGAACAGTTGTTGAAAATGCGGCCCAGGCAGTTCGAACTGCATTGAGACATGCAAGTGGAAAAAATAAAAAGAAACTAGAAGAAGCATATAACATTATAATGGAAGTTTATAATAATTGGAAATCATAAGGAATTAAATTATGCCAAGTAAAAGTAAAGACCAACAAAGAGCTGCTGGAATGGCTTTGGCCGCGAAACGTGGAGAAATGAAAGCTTCCGAACTCCAGGGAGCGGCAAAGGAAATGTACGATAGCATGAGTGAAAAAGATTTGGAAGATTTTGCTAAAACAAAACATGATGACTTACCAGAAAAGGTTAAAGAATCATATGACTGGATAGATTGTCGTGATGAACGTATGAAAAGATTGAATGAATCTTTGAATATGATTGTTGAAGCAAAATTAGATGTAGACAAATTTATTGAATTATTGTATAAGAATGTTGATTTGAATGAACCAGATGATTTTGCTGCCGAAATGATCATTATATCGGCCGATGAATTTATGAAAACAAGAATAGACAAAAAACAAGCAAAAGAAATATTGAAACAATTTGATAAAAAATATCCGAGAGCGAGGAAATAATGGAAGATAGAATAAGACAATTAAATGAAAAATTAAATCCTAATGTAATACAAGAAGGTCGGGGATTGACATTTAAAAGATTTTCAAGTTATAGGGATGTAACAACTGCAGCAGATGAAATAGAAATATCATTGGGTGCATTCGAACAAGCAATAAAAGATTATATGATGGATGATATTGAAAACAAGGCAGATCAAAGTAAAAATTTTCAACGGTTTCAAAAAGCATGGGATAAAATTTTTGATCAAATAAATGTAGCGCTTAAATATGTAGATTAAAATGGAACAAAATAACCCATAACAGACAGGAGATTTATGTCATACAAAATGGAACAAGCCATTAGAGAATACTCACAAGAATTAGCAAAAGAAAATAAATTAGCATGGTTTCCATTGAATATGTTACATATACTTGAAGAAAATTTACCACACGGATTAGTTATAGAACTTGGGGAAACAATTATGAGATGTAAAGGAATAGGAAAAAATAATGTCTGAACAAAAAAGAATATTGAGAATGGCTGGAATAAATGATGAGATTTTAAAAACTCATTCAAGAGATCAGTTAAATGAAATGGCCATTAAAAAGTGGAAATGGAATGATCTAGAGGATAAATTTGAAACTGTGGATATATCTGCTAGAGAAATGGCCAAACATATAATTATTGATTGGATGAATAGAACTGGTTATTGGCAAGATGAAACAGATCAATGGGGTGTTGATAAAATGACTTCTAAAGAAAAATCTATGGTTGAAAAACATAGAAGAAAATTTGAAGATCGAATATATAAATTACTTAATCCTAAAAAACTTTAACATTATGATAATACTCCTAGGTCCTGATAAAATTATATGTCAGGGCCTTTTTTTGTGTCTAGATTCATTTTATTATCATTCTTAATAGATTATTATTGGCCGGAGATATTTAGTAAAGAAGCTTAAAAAAAGGGTGTTTTTTATATGGAGACCAACAATGGAGAAGTAATGAAAAGAATATTCACTGGAATTTGGTTAGCATTATTAACAATGATGGTTCTGACCGGATGTATTACAAAAGATTATAATTTAAGAACGATTAAAGACAATCGAGTTTATATGGAAGCAGATTCTACTTCATATCGAATGAAATGGAATACTTCAGATTGGGTTGACAAATACGTTAAAAATTGGTCAAGTGCTGGTGTCATGATAATGGACGCTGAAAACATTTTTCCAGCAACAAGAAAAGCTTCTGATTGGATAGACAAATCAATAGACGATGGATTTCATGGTTTGATTCTCATTGATATAGATGTGGATAATTTATACACAAGGTGGTCAAGTGTTCCAACTGGAAATAAAACTTTATTCAAACAAACATGGTATCTGACATTTTTAAATTCTGGAGCATTGGCAAAGGATACTTCAGGACGGGGATTTTATGATTTAAATAATTCTTGTCGTTATGTTGATCCAAGGTTGGCAGTTTCACAATCTTATATCACCAATGCCGCAAATTTAACTGCAGCATATATAGACACTCTGACAAATAGATATTCGATAGACACTGATAATATTAAGTTCGGAGTTTTCTTTGATGGTTACGATCAAGATTCATGGAAACCATATACAGACGATCCAGATTATATTGCTTCACTTAATGCAGACCCATTGCAATTAGGAAAAACGATTGACACCTATACCGCTGTTGAAATGGAAGGATTCAATGCATATTACGATGCATGGGTTGATGCTTTTCATTCAGCAGGAATCCAAACAGTATTAAGTGGTGATAAGATTCTTGAAGATTATAACGACAATGGAAATTACAACTCTTCACAATTTGTTGATTACTCGTGCATGGGATTTTTCTTTGACAATGTAAATTATTCGAATGTTGATTCTGTCATAACAGTTGCCAATAGTTTCAGAACAGCATTCACTCCATCCACAACTGATAGTTCATTACTTTTAATTGCTGGAATTAGAAATAATGTATATAATACTTTTGACGTTAGTCTTGGACCAGATGGAACATACCCATCAAACCCACAAGCTTATGGTCAGATGATAAAAAAGCTAGTTGATGCTGGAATATATTTCACTCCAGGGGGATATCAAAGCTATTGGGATTTTCCAGAAACCCATCCTGGTGATTGGTGGTATAGAGTCAGTGAAGATATTGCTTGGCAATCCAATCCAAACAATCCAACATACGCAAGCATAACTTCTGGACCAAGACAAACATTTAATATCGTAACTCCATGGTCCCCTGGTGATACTGGAGATGGTGGCGATGATGGTGGTGGAGATGTTCCAGGACCAGATCCAGAAATTCCATTTGCTTCAAATCTAAATGTATCTCCAAAATTTCCTGGTGGTGGTTGGCTACATGGTGGGGCAATTTTACATGATGAATCTATTGTGCTTGTTGGTGCCGATGTTTCTGGTGTGTATGCATCTCAAGATTATGGTCAGACATTTATTAATTGGAATTATGGATTAAAAACATCAGATGAAGTTGAAAATTATTATGTGAATGATATTATTGCAGTGAAGAATTCATATTTCGAAGGCGCATTGAGTGCTACCTTTGGAGGAATATTTGAAATGGATGTCAAAAGTGTTGTCCAAGGCTTGAACGTTTGGGAAACAATAACACCAACGGACGAACTTAGATATACTTCATTCAATGCTGTTTCTTGGGATACTGCACAATCATATTATTCTTCTATAGGATTTTCAGCATTGGATTGGGATGGTAAAGATTGTGTTGTTGCCGCACCTGGAAGATATAGATGGGAAAGATCCAATGCATATCCAGAAACACAATATGCCGCTGGAACATATCCAGAGGGTGTTTACTTACATGGTGATGATGAGGATATGGTTCGAAATGGTGGACCAGGGCTATATGCACTCTATAAACTTGACTATACAGATGAAGCGGCTGGATTATGTAAATGGGTAGTATGGGAAGTTGATTATGGACAGATTAATGATGTATCAATGGTGACATCTGCTTCTGATACATTAGTTCTTTGTGCATCCAATTACAAAGGTCCAGTGCTATGGGACAACACATCATGGAAAGACTTGGGGGATGGCGCAACATGGTATGACTATGATGGGAATATAGTAACGCCAGACTGGAATCAAGATGGAACAGTTGGATCACATAGCAGTCCAGATGCACATCCAAACAGAGTCGTTTCAGTATTCTTGACAAGTGCTGGTGTTGGATATTGTGCGCTAGTCAATACAGAATGGGATTGGGATGGATCAAGTGGTCTTTACCGTTGCCCAGATGTTAGAGCAGTTTCACCAGAATGGAGATTTGTTGGTGACAATACACAATTCAATTTCTGGTATTCAGATTGGGGAAACATAAGAGATTGGTTGGTTGGTGAAAAACCATTTCATCCAAATTATACTGTTGATTCCCCTACCGAATATCCATACTTGGTTGCAACGTACATAAGTGGACATGAGGCAAACGCAACAACTCAAGATACACTTTTCGTAGGCGATAGAATGGGTAGAATGGGATACTCAAGAGTTATTGTTGACAGCTCAGATAAAGATCCATGGGTTGCAACTTGGGAACCATTGTTATATCTCTATGGTGATGCAAACAACACAGCACAACCACAACCACCATTGACAGAATTTCTTTATGAAGTTCCTTCAGCATGGGGAGTTCAATCAATATTTGAAATGGTTATTGATCCAGAAACAGCACAAAGAAATCTGGCTCATATCAATGCTAGAATATTGATGACAGAGGATGGGTGGAATACTGTGATAAATGGATTCTCAGAAGCACACCCAACCGATGCAGATTATTTCAGAGGTACAGGATATGATGAAACGTGTTTCAATGGGGCAGGAGTTATCAATACAGATGGACAACTTTGGTATTCTGCTGGGGATCTTGGACCACACACCACAGATGGCATTGATTGGGATTGGATAAAGAAGAATCATCCACTACAAACTTTCCAAGCGTGTTCTGATTATAATGATGGAGTTTGGGATGGAACGGATAGACCATTAACAACAGAATTTCCAAATACTGAATCAGGGGGAATTATTGTCTTGAGAAACTTCAATGATTCAGGAAATGATGCTGTTGTTATAACTGGTGGAGATATTATCCAAAGAACGCTATGGAATAATATGTTTATGTTTTGGGATTCAAATGATGATGGAACCATGGAAGCATATGAAATGACAGATGCTATTGAGAATATTGACGATTTCAAATTTTTGGGACACCAACACGTTTGGGATCCAGTTAATGAAGAACTGTTCTTTACTTACTCAAAATATAATATGAGTATATGTCAGAATAAATATAGTTTTAATTTAGCCACAGCATTAACTACAGATAATATAACATCCGTTGTTGTTTCACAAGACATTGCCACAACAGTTTCAAATGTCAATGGTTCAACTTTGAATCAGCAAGGTTCATTATATGTAACAAGAGATGATAGTACAACAGTTAAGCTTCATTATTCATCATTCACTGGTTCTACATTTACAATTGATTCAACAAATGGAGATTTTCTTGGTGATGAAGCTGGAGTTGGTGTTGCAGTTTGGGTTCCAGAAGAAGAAGTTCAAAGAACTGGTGTCATGAAGGCAACATGGAATGGATCAGATTGGTCATTTGCAGATGTTGATTCTGCTGGTATTCCTGATGAAACATATGGTTTGGCAAGTCAAGGGTATGAATCAATGGCATTGATTGGAAGAAGATTATTCTTGGGTATGAGAGGTGATGGGTGTTCTGGAATCTACTATAATGATTTGGATGGTGCTGGTACATGGACCCAATGTTGGGGACCAGCATTTTCCTCTGTTGAACAGGACTTGAAAACCTTCGCCACAGATGGAGAAAAATTATTCTTTGCTTCAAGAGGTGGAGCAGGAAATCACGGTGGATTGTTTGTGATGGACGATCCAACGAATGCAAGCGCATCGGCTGTTCATGCTTCGGTTACCAGACTATGTAACAATCAAAATGGTGTTGATGCAGACTATGCATTGTATTCAGATCAAGTCCCTGGTGTTCTAGTTGCCGACAACCCTATTTTGAATGGTCGATATGGAACAGACTATAGTGCAAATGAGCATATTTTTGAACCAGGGAATCTCATGGTTGACCCATATAATCCAGACAATGTTTATATGTGGTTAAGTGGTGGAGAAAATGATTTGGCTGATCATTGTGGATTATGGTATTACGATGCTTCGGCTACAAATGGAAGTAGATTCACGCAATTATATACAGACGATGTTTCATCTGGTCTTGGTTCAAATCGTGGTGCTGTTACATTCACATCTTCATCGGTATTTGATTATCCAAGAATTGTGTATGGTACGCACTGTGCTGGAATCAGATGGTTCCAGGTTCAACCACCAGATACAAATCTTGTGGCAGATAGTGAAGACTTTGATGCCGCAACTTGGTCTTGGTCAAATTATGATACTGATATTGCAACTGATCCTGAAGGTGGATCTACAGCAACAGAATTTACAATCAATGGAAGCACAACTGGATTTAGCCAAATTGTTACCGATGAAATAACATTAACTGGTGCTGAAACAATTGTTGCAAGCATTTATGTAAAAGCTGGAGATACACCAACAACAGATATACAACGACTAGCTGTTTATGATCAAACTGTTGGATCTCCAGATGGTTTATGCTATATGAGATTCAACATAGACACTGGAGTTCCAGTTTATGTGGATTCAGACAATATAATGGATTATGGTATTGAGAGTATTGGAGATGGTTGGTATAGAGTTCACATTGTGGTTGACAGATGGGTTGTTAGCAATCTACAAGACACATATGATTTCAGATATATGCCAGCAGGTGATGCAACTCCAGATGTTGGTGGATCTGTAATATTATGGGGATCCCAAGTTGAAGTTAATGTTCAGAAAGTTGGAACATATGTTCATACATTAGGTGGTAGTGAAGTTGCAAGCTTATTCTCTTTTGACTCATTTCCAGTATATTCCAATTATCAACAATCAACATATACAGAAGAGTTCACATCAGCAGATTATGACAGTATTGCATCTTTAGATGTAGCACAATTTCATTTCCAATTGTTCAATGAAGATTATTGGACAGTTCTCACTGGTATGACGGATTCATTACGAACAAGAAATGATGACATAATATTACTTGATTATTTTTATTTGTGGGGAGTCTCAGAAGATTGGGCAGATGATCCAGTTGGATCATGGAAAAGGGATTATTATGATCTTGTGAATGACAATGACTTTTATTTGCGGGATGAATTGGATGTAATAGTTCCTTATGTTCTTTATGATGATTGGCATAACTTACTTGTCAACTTTTCCTCTCCTGCGGCGGTTGATTCTATATCAAACTTTATTGTAACAAGAATTAATAGTAGTGGAAATTTAGACGATTATACTGGAATATTCTTTGACTTTATAAATTACGGAAGTTATCCAAATTGGCCATGTGGGGCACACAATGGTTATCCCGATGGCAATTGTAGATCCGTTATGGATTTGGATAATGATGGTGTAGTTTCAGATACAGATGGACCAGAATATTTAGATGAACTTGCATATTATCAAGCTTCTTGTGATTCTCTGGTTTCTAAAATACGAAGAGGAATAAATACAGACAAATTTATTATTGCTGTAAATGGTTTAGCATATAGATCAAGTTCATTTGCTGGAACAATTGATATGGCTATGATGGAATATGTTGATTCTGCCTTCCCAGATGATGCTACAGATTGGGAAAACGCTTATGACACATATGCAAATTATTTGTCAAAAGATATATTAGAAACTCCACTTTTAATGTGGGATGTCAAGGGTATGGCAGAAGATGGTACAACTCCATCAGAAGGTCCATTAATTGCCGCATCTCTTATTGGGGCAGGAACGGCAACAATAAGTGCAACAAATCCAGTTGCCGCAGGGGGACGCTATCCTTGGAGCTTATTGAGATCTCCATATGGAAGACTTGATTTAGGATTCCCAACAGACAATACAGCATATGCAATTGGAGACACGCTTTATAGGAGATATACAAAAGGGTATGTTAAGCTTACAGACATAACAAATTATCCATATGAATATGTCGTTGTTGATTCAACAACATCAACACCACAAATTTTAATTTCAAGTGATGGATGGCCAATTTGGTAATAGAGATTTACTTGAATAATTTTTTTATCAATATTTATAATCACACAGATATCTTTGGAGGATATTTTTATGGGAACATACAGGCTTTACCCATCTAAATCCAACACATTAATTCAAAACACTCCAACAATAAATACAGGATTAAATGAAGTGATGGAATTATGGTATGGAGAAGATGGAGTAACTAGACATTTAATTAGATTTGAATTTTCTGGATATAATCAGCAATATCAATTAGGATATGTTCCTCATATTACTGGAACAACAGCAACATTAAAATTATATCCATGTTATCCAATAAGATTAGAGACAGACGAAGTATTTGCAAATAGCTTTGATCTTGAAGTTGGGGTTGTTCAACAAGATTGGGATGAAGGTGAAGGATATAATTTTATTGGTGGGACTGCTGGATTTAGTAATTGGACATCTGCGGCAACTTTAACAGAATGGGCTTCAGCAGGTGGAGACTATTTATACCAAGTATTTTCTGGTCATTATAATGCTGCCAATGAAGTTTTATCTTTAGACGTAACAGATGAAATAGAATTATGGAGCAATTTTACAGGTAATAACTTCGGTTTAATTGTAAAATATACTGATGATTATGAGGCTTTAACTGGTGAAAATAAAACTATAGCCAAATTTTTTACAGAAAAAACACACACATATTTTAAACCATATATAGAATTGATATGGACTGATTCATATTCAGCATCTTCAGGTATAACAATGTCTGGATATGATGTTGATTATAAAATCACTATACCGAATCTTTTGGAATCATATCCAAATTACGGTATTGCAAATATTCCTTTAAAAATTTATCAAAAATATACTTCAACAGAAGTAACAATTGATAATTTAGAATTTAGAATTTCTTTAATTGATGGAAATAATAAATTTACATTTAAAGATTGGGATACTGTTCCTTATAGTGATTCATATGGGAATAGGTTGACCATTATGTTTGATTACTTTTATTACAAACACAAATATCAAATTGAATTCAGATATAAAATTGATGATGCAGTTTATTATACTTCAAATGATAGATTTGAATTTAAAGTAGTAGAGGCTTAACATGCAAAAATATGAATTTTTATATAGTGATAAAGAAAAAGTAATTCCAGTCCATTTGAAAAAAACAAATTTTGGATATGCTCCATTAAGGGGGTTAGAAGGAGAAACTGTTAATATTGAATTTTGGGATATGAGAGTAGTCATAAACCAAACAGGAGATAATATTGTTGCTGATGAAGATGGCGGATTTGTTATCTTATTGATGAAAAATATATACCAGGCTCCAAATCCTGAGTTTAATGAACAAGAAATTCATGATATTGCTATCTTACCACCAGGACAACATTATGCAACATTCAAAAATCTGAATGTCAATGATACTTTTTCCGTTTATATTATAAGTAAGAAATTTGACGATGGTTGGGTTCATGTTGATGAAAATTTTAATCCTGCCCTTATCGATGATTTTACTGCAGATAATCCTCCATATCAATTTAGAGCTGAAGAAGGGTTTGATACATTAAGAATAACCCGGGATATGTTAGTTGAATCTACTAATGAATCCGATATTAATGAATGGTATAATTGGCAAGGATCTTATACTTCTATTGATTTAATTTGGAATTTATGTGATACTGATTCTTCTGTAAATCAAGGAGTGAGTAGAAATACCTATGATGTTTATACAAGGGAATTATTTAATGCTGGAGTATTAAATTATGCACGAGGAGAATATTGGTCAAGAATTGTTCCAAATCCAAATCAGGGAATTGAAAATGAATTAATTAAATTTCCAAATACCCCGGATGTTATTAATGGTAACTCTTATCAAGGGGAATATGATTGGAAAATTTTAGATCGTGCTCCAATTAATAATCTTGAATTAACATACCCAATGGTCCCACTGGGACTAGCAAGAAGAAAAGTGCCTGAAGATATATATAGAAGACAATCCTCATTTTATCTTCCAGATAATTCGACCCCATCAGACAATTGGAATGATTATGGAGTTATAGGTTATGTATTACCCCCCTCAACTCCGACATCAGTATTACCAATACGTGCAGTTCCAATTTATAAAACATATGATACTAACGGGCCTGAAAATCCCTATTATTATTGGAGATATACAGCAAATGAAGGTGATGAATTAGTATTTTATGCTATCAATCTTTCTTATGAATATGATCCTAATAATGATGAAGACGGAGTAATTGGTCCTGGTGATGGCATTGTTCAAAATACAGCCCAATTAGCTATTCTTCAAAATATAAGATTCTTAAAAAAACTAATGACAATGGTAAATGAGAATCTGTGGAATACAGTAACAACAACTATCAGTTCTTTAACTGATAAAATGCAAGCTGTTATTGACAGAATTAATACCTTTGACAATACTAATTCCATTAATTCAAAAATAGAAGCAAGAGTTAGTAACGAACAATTAGAAGTAAAACATACCTCAATAAAAGATGGATCAATAATTGAAGATTGGAAAAACTTTAATCAATTTACTCTTTCAAATGAAGTTGGAATTTTGACTTTGAATATTTCCAGTTTGTCAGATCCAGGACAATATATTTTCTCTATTAGACCTCCTCAAACACGAATAGAAATTGGAAGTATTGAAGGGGATATTTTAATAGTTCCTTCGGAATTTGAAGGCAATAGAGAAATTATGAAAACTCCTCAAACAAGAGATAATTTCTTCTATGGATGGAATATAGAATTTTTCAGTAGTGATGGAACCCCCCTAGGAATTACTAAAAAAATTGTAGGATCATTACATAATTCAGCAGGACAAAAGCTTAAAGTTTCCCCTTATGTAAATGAAGATCTAGATTTAGATGGAAATAATTTGATAGCTAAAATTTGGCCAGATTCATTTGAGTCTCAGTTAATAGAAGTGAATTTAGTTGAACATAATTCTAAAACATTAAGTTATTCATTATATGGAAAACGGTCAATGGATAGAACTTCTGGAATTATGAAAATTTATGATTATGCAGGAAATGTGTATAAAACATTCTCGATGGGTACTTTATCAACTGAAGAAACAGATGGAAATATTATAGATTATCGTGTTAATATAAATGATGAATTTATATTTGATGATGAGGACGTTTAATGAAACTATTTGATGATAGCTTTGACATCTTTAATGATGAAATTGAATCAGCTCCTAGTCCTGAAATTAAGATCGTTTCAGTATCAATGGATGGAACTAAAAGCGGATATAAATCTCTCGAAGATCTATTAGAAACAGATCCAACTATAAAAATTGACGAAAGCTTTATTGATAACGATCAAGCTAAATTACCGATTAATGAAACTGTTATGTCTAATATGGCATATTTTGGTTCGGTATATGCTATTATTTCTTACGCTATTGATAACATCAAAACGAATTATCCAAATGGTTTTGCTATTTTATCTGCCACAACTGGTACTACCTCATTAATGTTTAATTCGAATAATGTTTATATGTATGGATCAGTTGGTTTACAAGAGAACGAGATTACAAAATATTCCTTATATGAATTATCCGGAAGTGACATCAATAATATTTTCACTATTGAAACTTATACTACTGGTCTAACTTATATGATTCTTTATCTCGATGGTCAACCAGTAGGTGGAGATTGTGATTATATTGTATCCCCAACAGATCAAGTTATCAAGCCTTTTTTTGCAAGTCTTTCTGATTACGAAAAAGCATTATTGGAACCTCCAATAGATAAAGATAACTATTGGCCAAGAGATTCAATTGTTAACAATATATTGATATGTGAAGGAAGCTCGTATAATACTTTTATTAATACGGAATTAACTCAAGCAACTCTCATTGATAATGAAACCACCGAGATTATGTGGAGGAAATTATATCCTGAAGGACAAAAAATTCTAGATAGTGATACTCAACTTGCATATAAATTAGTTTCAACTTATGCTAGAAATTTTGATGAAATAAAAAAATATCAAGATGCAATTTCAGATCTTCACACAATAGGATACGAAAATTATAATCACATTCCCGATGATCTTGTTCTATTATTAGCAAATCAATGGAATTGGTCTTTAGCTAGGGATTTAAATCAAAGTGATCTTAGCACGTATATTTATCCAACATTTGATAATTATGTTACTGGATATTCCCAACAATTAATATCAGGTAAAGATGTTGATTTTGAAAGATGGAGAAGAATACTTGCAAATTTGGTTTATCTTTATAAACGTAAAGGAACTGAATCTTGTTTGAGAATGTTTGCAAACATTTATGGAATCCCTGAAAGACTGTTTACAATCTCCGAAATAATAGAGAATATCGATGGTAGAAATAGTGGAAGATATATTGTAGCTCCATCTAAAATAGTAGTTCATACCGATGCAGGAGAAAGAAAATATGTAATTCCAACAACTGGCGAAATCAAAGATTATCCTTATCCCGGTTTAAGAAACACCAAGTATTTAGAACTCAATCTTGATCCAATTGGTGCTATTGAATATGAGTTTTATGATTGGGGTTGGGGTGATCATGATGGGGTTGAAAATGTTAATGGAGAAATAGTTTCATTCTCTGGATTAAGCCAACCAGATGAAACTTTATGGTATGAAAATATTATTCAAAATCTAATTCCCTCTGATGGATACGCAAGATACAATTCTTCATATCCTTTACTTGAAAATGAGGGAATTGAATATTATAATAATGCTGCTACTCCCTGGTCATTAACTACTTTAGAGCCTTATATTGATTTCTTAGATGACAACTGGGCAGTAATTGCTGAAAAGTTATTGCCGGCATCAACTAAGGTATTGTCAACCGGAACTCTATATCGAAATCAATTCTGGAATAGACAAAAGCACATTTGGAATACAAGTGAACTTTCTGCTAAGACCCTGCCATTTAATGAAGAAGTTCCACTAGATTTCATTACTCCTGTTATAACTAAAATTAATACTAATGATGCAAATATTTCTTTATTGAATTTAACAAGCAATAAAACTCAGAAACTAGAAGACGAAATAATTCCCCTTATAACTACTGGATCAAAAGAAGTTACCCTTTCTGATGAAGTTAATATCATGACTTATCCGGCTGAATTGATTTCTGAAATCTCGGATACATATTCCATAACATCGATTACAAATTCGATTTCACTGCTAGATTCAGGATCAACTAAAGCAATAAACAGTCCTAGTATTGAGCCAATATCTGGAACGGGCAAATGGGGAGGACATGGAGTTGGATCTGATAATCTAACTGAATATTCTGATCAGCTTATTATTTCAAGTAACGAATCATCAATTCAACTTCCATTTTCAGCAACTAATATTTCTGAAAGTGGATATACTGAAATAAAATTAGAGCTTTTTGAACAGTCCGGATCCTCTTTGATTTTTTCAGAAGAAGAATACTCAATATTAAATGTAATTGCTGAATATGATGATTTTGGGGTTTATAAACTATCATACGTTTCTAATTTAGAAAACGGTGATTATATCAATATCAATTCTTCTTATGTTCCTTATTTAAATCAAACAGTAAAAATTGAGAGTGTAAATTATAGCAATAATGAAATTAAGACCTATCCTAAAATAGGATTATTCTATTTACCAATGGGCGAAAATGGAAGTGGAATTAATTGGCAAAACTATATAAATTCCGGAATACTAGGAAAATTATATGCTTGTTATTCTAATGCACATCAGTCTTATAATGGGTTAATTAATCTATGTCAATTATGGAGTCAAGTCAATCTTAATGATCCTCAGTATCAAGATATTTGGGAAGGAATAATATCCGATAATATTGAATTTACTCCCGATATTAATCAATACAAAATAAATCGATCAATAACAATTGCTATTATGAGCGATATTATTGATTATCCAGTTGAGTATGCTTTTGCTTCTATTTTGATATTAGAATTTTTAAAGATAAATCCAAATTATAGTTTAAATTCTAATTATTACCAATTAATAAATCGAGTAACTGAAAGCCATACCAGAGCTAAATTCAATAAAATAATTTCTTTTTATAATTGGGCAACCCCGAGACAAATTAAAAAATTTGATAATGATGGGTATCAAAGTTTAGAAACGATTACTTGGGGACTTCCAACAATGAATATGGCTGCTTTAACAGAGAACACAATCTCTTTAAGTGGGGGAATAACATTTGGTGGAATTGATAGTTTAAACCAACCAATCCTTAAAGATAAAAACGAATATTTCTATCGGGTTCAATTATCAACATCGGCTCCTTTGTCTTGGGGGGATCAAGAAGGAATTGACAATTATAGTGGACATGATTTAATTTCTACCGGATATAAGAAACAAATCTTAAATGATATAACTTATTATGGAAGGAACTTTACTTTCTTCAGAAAAGCAAATGAACCAATAATTGAGACAGCTCCATTAGATGCTAATGGATATTATGCTCCATATCGTATGATGCAAACTACTGCAGCTCTTGTTACTTTTAATGGTGTTGGAGATTCAGATAGATTAGAAATTCATTATCTTCCAATGACAGGATTAACAACATACGGGTTAAGACAATCAACGTATACGGATCAATTAAATAGTTTCCAATTTACAGGAGATACAGGCGGGACTTATGTTCTAAGCGGATGGCAATCTTATTCAAATATTTATGGATATGAAGTTAGCGGCTATTATGATGAACTACCAGCTGACTGGACTGGATTTACTGATTGGGTTGATTATTGGGAAGGGGGAGGAGATTCTGGTAATTACTGGAAAGAGAATCTTGGCCCAGGATCCGGATATTCTGGTTGGATTAGTTCATCACAAATAGCATTAGAACCTGATGCATGGTGGACTGGATATACTTCTGTACACTATGTTGGAACTATTGATGGAGGTGAATATTCATCATACTTATCTTTAACAGAAAATCTATGGACTAGATCTGGAATTACAGTTCCAATTATTGTTCAAGATTATGCTGACGATGGATATTTATACACAAATGAATCTGTATTAGAACCTTATACCGCTTATTGGTGGAGAATTGCTAATTACAGAAATAAGAAAAATTTATTTGGAATAAATTTAGAAATATTTAATACTACTGAACCCCGAATAGTAGTAACCGGCCCATGGGACGGAACTAACTCTAGTGATGGAGAAATTGATACTGAACCAGCAGCTCCGGATCCAGGTCCTCCTGGCCCTAGAGATGGAACAATATTTGAAGAAAGTTGATAGATAATGCCATTTTTAAATAACGATGATCCAAGCCCTGTTGTTTCTCTTCGATTAACAAATGCAGGAAGAAAATTAATAGCACAAGGATTTAAACTTGATAATATTTTCGACTTAGTTAAATTTTCTTTTGGTGATTCAGAAATTGATTATGATTTAAATACTGCAGATATTGAAGCTCAAGAAATTTTAGATCCCGAACCCGGATTAAATGATTTAACATATAAAGTGTATGCATCTGGAATTGAGCCTACTGGAAATGCAGTTATTCAATTATCTTCTACTGAGTTAAATTTGACAACTTATCAATCGGATATTACAGTTAGTGTTTCAACACAATGGCCTCCTGTAGATGGAAACTATATTGAAAGATATTCATGGACAAATTTAGGGCCACTTGAAGATTATGATTTCAATATCGCAACTTCAATTGACACTTCAACAGCAACATTCAGAACTTTAGGTGTTGTTGGAACAACATATATAAGAGTAAAGGGCGAGACTTCAGGCAAGTATGCGACTTTAACTCTTAATATAACATAGGGAAAATTATGGCTGAATTAAAATCATTATTTACTGCGTCAATTAAAACTGGTGTAGCACCATTGACAGTTAATTTTAATAACACTTCTACAGGAAATTTTACCTCTGTATTATGGGACTTTGGAGATGGATCTCAATCTACTGAAATTCATCCTACTCATCAATTTTTATCTGATGGAGTTTATCAAGTATCTCTGAAAATTTTCTCAATCAATGGTCAAACAACTTCATCTTCACAGTCAATAACTGTATTTGCTGATAGCTCCTCAGGAGAAAGCGATTCTACCCAACAATTCGGGCTTTTTACTACAAAGAGATTCGAACCAGGTCAAGTTCAAGTTGTCCGTCAGGTTTTAACTGGATCAACTTATGAAACCCAATTTCCCTTGAGCTCAAGTACAGAATTAAATTACTCATTAGATTCTTTAGGAAATGACAGTGGAATATTTTTCACTCAAGTTTTAACTAGTGGAATGACTAGTACTGGCCCATATTCTGCTATGACAACATTTACCGGTGCTGGAGTATATCAAATTGATGGATCTAGTGGAATGACTTCTTGGTGGCAAACATATAGCGGTTCAATTGATTATTCAAAATGTTTAATTGCAATTCCATTATTATCAACAGCAACAACAGCAACATTAGGTGCAACACAATCAGAACATTATTTTGGAAATTGGTTTACTCCAAATTCAAATGGTATTCCACAATTGTTAATGTATAATCCAACAGGGATTACTTATGACGAAGAATTCTGGACTTTCAATGTTGATAAAAGAATTCCCCTTAGACAAGAAGCTGATCAAGCAGCATTACCCGCATGGGTAATACTTAATACTACTGCAGATTCTACTACTTCTTATGCGGGAAATGCTTTTGATAATCCTGCAAATTGCTGGCTAAAAATAAAATTTGGGATGGATCAATTAAGAGAACAAATGTTTGATGGGGGAACTTTCAATGAAAATGCTTCAGCTAATGGAGTAATTGGAATGGCAATTGGAAGTGAAACAAATAGTTTGGGTCAACTTAAAGCATTGATCTTCCCAACTGGAACCGATTTAAGTACTGCTGAAGCTTTAGCTCCTGGAACTCAATACATTTCATTACCGACAATTATGTATCATGGATCTTTAACTACTGGACTTAAGCTTTATGACTCAGCCGGATCCGTTATGCTAGATCCCGTTTCTGGGCAAAGATATAACTATTTGAGAAATGGAGCTTTAAGTTCAAGTGATATTATAGGTAGAATCTTCTATGATCTTAAAGTAGCAATTATTGATGATCCTGAAATAAATCAAGCACTTGAAGCTGCTTCATTTGGTAATTATACTTTACCACAACCAATTATTTCTCAATTAGATGCTACAGGCGGATGGGTTGAAACAGGAATTACTTACTTTATTACTTATGATTATAACCAATTCTCTAGTCCAGCTTACGCTTCTGGAAATATTAGGACATTTGGTGAGGGTGGTTATTATGGAAAATATCCATGTGCAAATTATGCAGTATTTACCCCAACAATCCATCATTCAAAAATTCAACTATTTGTAGAAGAAAGTCCTTGGGTTGTAAATACTGCTGCACAAGATTACGGTATATCTAGAAATTCAAATGGGGGAATGATATATATTGCAACAGGGACTTCTGAAACTAGCTTAGATATTACTAGTTGGAAAGTAGAAAACTCCGTGTATCTTAATACAACATTTTCAGCAGGAACTGAATTAACTGAAACTTATACTGGGGGTATGTCGAGTACTACTTGGGCAGATCCGTCTTCGGCATTAGTATATAAAGGTGTATCAAATTATACTGCGGGGGATCAATTATTTGTCTTTGGATATATGTCTGGAAATCTTGAATCAAGTATTTATAAATTAGGAGCAACTTGTGTTGCTAAAAATAACGAATTCAATTCTACTCAAAACCCAACTCATGTTGAAGGAAACTCGGTTTATATAACCGAGGTTGGAGCATATAACGAGAACAATGAATTATTAATGTATGGAAAATTAAGTAAACCTCTCGAAAAGAACGATCAAAAATTCGTTGTAGTCAAACTGGAATTAGATTTATAGGAGAATATAATGGGATTTATAGAAAGCGCAACAACTGTCAATGTTGAAGCTAAATTGACTTTCAAAGGAAAGCAAAGGCTTTATAATTTAATTGAGGGGGATGGGACCTTTATTACTAAATTTGGACTTGGTGATTCCGATACAGATTATAAAGCAGTTCCAACTACAGGCCCACTTGATTCAGGTCATGTTCCCGAAACTGGAAGCTTCAAACCTAGGCCACGAAGTTTAGTTTTATATAAGGGAATGTTCAGACCGGGAGTTCCTGTTATTTTCTTTGATAATGAACCAGGACCAGTCGATAGAGAATTTTCAATTGGATCTAATTCAGAGGGAAATACTTTAGTATTTAATGTTTCAACTCAATGGCCTACTGGTGAAAATTATAGTGAAGATTACTATTATGAACTTCAGAATCCAACTTCTCTTTCCGATGAAGTTTTCGATAGAGCATTTACTATCCAAAAAATTGGAGCCCAATTTACTCTTACATTTATTGGGAATCTTTCAATAAATGAACTTACACAACTCGTCGGGAGTGTTGGGGATGCATTTACAGATATTGTAATTACAATCACTGGAAGATCGACCAATAAACGAACTGCAATGAACGTAAGACTTATATTTTAAGGAGATATGAAAAATGGCTAATCCGATTACAGTATTTAAACCTTTATCTTCCGATGATACATTTAAGGGAAGTACAAAAACTTATTCCACCTTTAAAACTGCATCAGGGGATACAACAAACCCAGGGGATACATATTTGTCTTGGTATATGGTTGAAAGAGGAACTGCAGACTGGTCTATTGCAACCGATGAACTAAAGAATCTTTTTCATTCATTTGGTATAGCAAGATCAGATGAGGAAGAATGGTGGAAGGCATTTGGAACATTAACTGATTATTATAACGCCAAAAGAATGATAATTGCAGTGATGCCTGAAAGCGAATGTGGATCATATATTGATGGTTCAACATTAAGGATGGCTGTTCCAACTGATACCGCCGGAAATTTTTTCTATCTTTATGGATCGACTTTTAATGGATCTCCTTATGTAAACTCTCAGGGAGTAACATATATTGCAGCGAATGAATATGATAATAGTGTTTATGGATGTGCATCATGTTATCTATTTGGAAATACAGTTGGAACTGGAAACGTTGGGTCATATATTACCGACGGAGAACACCCATATACTGGGCAAGTAGATGGTGGAGCAAATCCTAATGTCGATGCAACAAGTTGGGATCATTTCCAAGTTGACACAACTGATCCCCATATTGCTGCAACTCATTGGTCACACGGTGATGATGGGAGAGATACTCCTCTGGGAATAGCATTTCTTGAAAAAGGAATATTTATCATATTTGATATGTATGGAAGAGATGATTTGATTGCTGATATTCCAGGTCTTTATGATGGTGCTCAAGTATGGACTGCAAATACTTCAAATATCCGAGCATATAATACCACAACAGGTGTATTAAATACTGATCAAACCGTCCGACAAGAAATATCATTCTCAGGGGCCTATGCCCCATCAAGAGCTTCTGTTACGTACAGAACTGTCACCCATGATTATAAAATGATCTATTTCTGTCATGCGGGTCAGAATGAATTCAATTCAACTGCTAATCATACTTACAATCATGCTAGGGCATATTATCGTCCTGAAGAAGCAGATAGTATATGGATAACTGAAATTGCTTTATATGATGAAGATGATATTCCGTTAGCCTATGCAAAATTAAGTGAACCAGTTGAAAAAAGTAAATTGGATACATTAACCTTTAAAGTTTCATTGAATCTATAAAAAAGACAGAGACTCAGGGAATATAATCTTTGGGTCTCTGTTTGTATTATTAATAATATTATATATGTTCTGTTCTGTATATGTGTATATGTGCAGATGTCCAGTGTGCCCAGGCGCCAGAGCCGTCGCCGTCTTGACGGATTATATCGGGGTCTAAAGGCAAAAGTAAATCTTTTTTTCGAAAAAAGTTTAAAAAAGATTTAGATATTTATTATGGAAGCAAACAGACGTATTACTTCAATGCGCATTGGTTATAAACCTATATAAAAAGAGCATTTTTTCAACGTCAGATTAATTTAATACCCATTCATGGACTATAGGACGTTCGAGGAAATTACGATGCTTTAAAACCAAAAAAGCTTAGTTTAGGAGGACTTTTATGAATAACGAATTAATTCTCGGATTGGACATTAGCACTTCAGTTGTTGGATACTGTATCATAGATAAGAAGGGGAATCTCCATAATCTATCATATATTTCACTCAGTAAATTAGAAACTTTGTTTGATAAAGCTGAGGCTGTAGCTGAAATATTAAAAGATTATGAGGGATTAGTATCACATATTGCAATTGAAGAACCATTAGTTATGTTTCAAGAGGGGTTTTCTAGAGCACAAATTCTGAGTAAACTTTCTATGTTTAACGGAATGGTATCAATGATGACAAAATTTATTTACAATCAAACTCCAGTATATTATAATGTGAACACAGCTCGAAAATTATCTTTCCCCGATTTAAGATTCCCAAAAGGATCAGATCGAAAAGAATTAGTTCGGACTGAAATTGCAAAAAAATATACTGATATTGATTGGCCAGCTATTTCTCGAGGAAAAAATGAAGGAAAGCCTCGCAAAGAATGTTATGATATGGCTGATTCTGCTATCATTGCTTTAGCTCATTTGGAGAAACTGAATGAACAATCCACTACTGATTAGTTTATTATATGAGATATTTGGACTTCCAAAAAGTAGTTCTAGGGATAAACCCGATCTTCAATATAATTGTCCTCATTGTGATGACAATAGAAATAAATTTCATCTCTTTGTTAATTTAGACAAAAAGGTTTTTCATTGTTGGGCATGTGGATATAGAGGAAGTTTAAAGAAACTTTTTTCTGATCATGGTACTCCAAGACAAATTTTAGAATTTGAAAATTTAAGCTCGAATTATCGTCCAATAAAAAAAGAAAAACCCCAAGAGGAAGTTTTATCTTTAGACGATTTTAGATCATTAAAATTTAGATGGGATGATTCATTAAACTATACAGCAGCTATTAACTATCTCAAAAAACGGAATATCAATCAAAAGATAATCGATCGCTGGGATATGTGTTATGCTGAAACAGGAAAATATAAAAATAGAATTATCATCCCATCTAAATCTCTTTCGGGTAAAATAGATTATTTTATTGCTCGAGATTTTTATGGTACTTCAAAATTAAAATATAAAAATCCCCGACTTAAAAAAGATGAAGTTATTTTTGGTGAAAAGTTTATTGATTGGAATAAACCTATTATGATCACAGAAGGTGTATTTGATGCCATCGTATGTTATAATGCGATTCCAATTCTCGGAACCAACATTAGAAGTTATAGTAGATTGATCAAGAATTTAATCTATAATAAATCTACAGTAATTTTAGGATTTGATGCCGATAAAACTGGAAAAGAAAAAGAAATAAAGGTAGCAAGATTTCTGATAGGTATTGGTTGCGAGGTTTACATTTTACCAAAATCTAGGTATAATGAGTTTAACGATTTGTCGGAAATTTATAATAACTCGGGACAAACCGGAATTATTTCTTTGATCAAGTCTGCACAGCCATTTGACGAGCTTGATGCAGCAATTGCAACATTATGAAAATAGCCCATATTGCTGATGTTCATATTAGGCTTAAAGATCGTCAACAAGAATATAAAGAAGTATTTGAAAAACTTTATGATGATTTAGCCGAAGTGGATGTAGATAGAATTGTATTAGCTGGAGATATTGTTCATTCGAAGATTACAATGTCTCCAGAACTTGTTGTGCTTACAACTGATTTTTTCAAGAATCTTTTAGAAATTGCCCCGGTTGATTTAATAGCTGGAAATCACGATATGAATATGTCAAATCAGGATCGATTGGATGCTTTAACCCCAATTGTAAATTCGGTTAAAGATTATGGATTTGGTTTGACCTATTATGAAAAAACCGGATATCATGAAGTACCAGGAAATCCCAGCCCTGGAATTATTTATGGGGTCAACAGCCTTCTTGATGATAAACCATATCTCCGATTAACTAAAGATCAGAAAAAAACTGGAAACATTTATATTGCGCTTTATCATGGATCGGTTCAAGGATGTGTTCTTGATAATAATTTTAGTCTGGATAATGCAGATGTTTCAATGCATACTTTTGAAAATTTCGATTATGTAATGCTTGGGGATATTCACAAACGTCAGTCAATTCGCCCTGATGGAACTATGTGGTATCCTGGTAGTTTGATCCAACAAAATCACGGAGAAGAATTAGAAAAAGGATATCTTGTTTGGCATATTGAACCAGATAATTTTGATGTTGAATTTAGAAGATTAGAAAATCAATATGGATTTTTTACCATTCATGCAGACGGAGGAATCCTTCCAGATCTATCTTTACCTGAAAAATGTAGAGTAAGAGTTATTTGGCCTTCAGCAGCAGATCAAATTTCAAAAAGCGAAATCATAAAATTAAATTCCATGATCAAAGAAAAATATGGAGTAACTTCGATTCAATTATTGTTTAGACCTTCAATATCCAATTCAAAAAAGGAAATTGAATTTAATGGATTAATCAATGTTAATGATTTCAACGTCCAAAAAGTTTTACTTCGTAAATGGTCAGAAATAGAAAACATTGACGAGAAAACTATTTTGAAATTAGAAGAACTCGATTTTAATATTCATGAAAAAGTAGTTAAAAATGAATTTGAGGATTTTACTAATTGTAATTGGTCTTTGAAATCTATTGAAATAGAAAACTTTATGTCTTACGGTTCACCAGTTAAATTGGACTTTGAAAAGACAAAAGGAATTGTGGGATTATTCGGTGAAAATGCTGTAGGAAAATCTGTAATTATTGACGCTATTCTTTATGCTTTATTCAACAAAATAACTCGCAATGTAAAAAACGAAGAATTAATAAATAAAAATATTGATGACGAATATTGTAAAGTGATTTTAGAATTAGATATTAAAGGAATTATTTACCGATTAGAAAGAAAATCAGAGAAAAAATATCAGAAGTCAGGGGCTTATATTCATACTAGAACTGATGTTGATTTGAAAAGACAAAATGAAAATGGTAAATGGGAAAATCTAAATGAGACTCAAAGAACTGAAACTGAAAAAATAATTAGAAATGCAATTGGATCTTATGAAGATTTTATTACTACAACTTTGTCTACTCAAAACGGGGATAGTGAATTTATTCAACAGCGACCAGCTGCAAGAGCCACTAATATGTTAAGACTTCTAGGGCTAGATGTTTTTATTAAAAAATATGATTATGCTAAAGACGTATTAAGAAATTATGATTATGAAATTAAGAACTATAAC